TCTGGTGGTGGCGGCGGTGGTGGTGGAGCCAGTGGTGGTGGTGGTGGAAACAATGGTTATGATGCTGGTTCTGGTAATGTAAGAGCTGGTGGTGGCGGTGGCGGTGGGTCTGGATATAGATCTGCGTATTGCACATGGACTGGAGGAACCGCAACATATTTTGGTAGTGGATATGTTACCCTCAGTTATACATTATCTCCTCCAACTATTTCTTTTTCTGTATCTCCTACTTCAATTATTAGAGGCCAAACTGCTACATTATCTTGGAATGTCACTGGAAATATTGATAGTATTAGTATTAATCAAGGTATTGGTGCGGTAAATTCTTCTGGAACGTTAACAGTATCTCCACAAAATACAACTTTATATACTATAACTGCTACTGGTCCTGGAGGAACAGTATCTTCAACAGCTAATCTAACAGTTTATATTCCACCACAAACGACACTATCTTTAGATGATTCTTCTATAATTAGGGGAGAATGTACAACATTAAGGTGGGTCACTACTGGCGATGCTACTTCAGCAACTATAAATCCAGCAATTGGACCAGTTAATATTAATGGATTAAGGCAAGTGTGTCCCACCGAAACTATAACCTACGATATTTTTGTTACTGGTACTGGAGGTACAGATTCTGACAGTATAACTTTAACAGTTTATCAACCACCAACAGTTAATTTGTCTGGTCCAGAATCTTTAAATTATGGTCAACAAGGAACTTTAACATATGAAGCAACTTATGTAGATATATCATTAGTAATAACACCAACATACACATTTAGGGGGTCTACCGTAACTGGAACTTCAGTAAATTTATCCACAGGAGATTCAGTAAATAGTACGATTCAAACTCAAATACCCTATGGAGATACTGGACCATTTTCTGTAACTTATACCATAGTTGCTACAGGAAATGGTGGTCAAGAAACAAAACAAATTATTATTCCCATAAATATTGATGAAACACCAGAAAATTTTTTAGTACCCGAGTCGGAAGAATTATACAAAGATCAAAATCCAATTTATACTCCAGATACAATTCTAACTAATTACAAAATATTAATTGGGGGAGTTGACATTCCTGTTGAAATCAAAGCAGATAAACCGATTTTGGTAGATTTAAATGAACAAGATGCTTGGGAACAAATAAGGAGAATAGAATAGATGGCATATCAGTTTTCTAGTGATCCACTCTTTGTAAGAGAAGGTGATGTAATCCAATTTAAGTATAAAGCGCCTGATACGTGGGATACGACAGAAACTGTCACTATTCAGGTTGGTCTTCTTACGCAATTTTGGTTTATTACTACAATCCCAGAAGACTTTCAGCCAGATCCTTTCCCATTACAACCAGTAGCAAATGCTGATTTAGATACTGTTTATACTTACGGAGATGGAACAAGACCTGGAGAAAATATTATTGTTGTTTCTGGTTTAACTCCAACAACAGTAGTTCCTATATCCGTTTCAGCTAATGACTTTCCTGATATTAACAGATATTCTGTAAGTATTAACGGAGGTGCTTTTGTATTACTTCCAGAAAATACTACTGTACAAAATGGAGACACAATTCAATTAAGAGCAAGAACTTTTAATTCGCCCGCACAAACTCTTAGAATAAGTTTAACTGTTGGATTGGCTCAAGAAACTTGGGAATTAACTACAAAACAAACTCCAATCAATAAACCAAATCCAGCTCCAGTATTTACGCCATTAAATAATCTTCCTTTAAATTCTCCTGTATACAGTAACGTAGTTGTAGTACAGGGATTAACTGGTTCTGGACAAGTTAGTGCTGGTTTTGGTACATTAGTTGGTGTTTCTAGTACAAATACAACACAAACCAATGCCGAAGGATATGATGTTTTATCTGGTGTAACGTTTGCTTCTTCTGCCACTATTTCAAATGGTAAATACTTACAATTATTAGCAACGTCTCCAATTAATCCGAACACATCATTACCAATCGCTGTAGATATTGCTGAGGGAATTGGAGTAAGTACGTGGACAATACAAACAGGTGCTGCATTATCTACAACTCCTACCAATTTCAGTTTCCCGAATATAACTAATGTAGCTCCAGGAGTAACTGTTCAATCTCAATCCAGACCTGTAGGTGGAATTGGTGGATTGAGTGCTGGTGTTTCTGTTCCAGTTGAATTAGTTTCCACTAGTGGCACAGAGCCAAGAATTAGAATTAATGATGGATCTATTGGAGTATTCCCGACAACTGTGCAGAATGGGGATGTTATTACTTTATACAATAAATCATCAACAACTTTTGGTGGAAATGTAGAAACTGCAATTAAAGTTGGAACAAGAATTATTACTACTTGGAGTATTGACACTTACTTAACTCCAGACTCAATTCCATCATTCACTGCTCCTCCTAATTTAACAAATAGAGTACCAGATACATTTATTTCTAGTGCTGTTGTAGGACTGACAGATTTTAACGTTCCAATTACTATCACTGCTACCAATGGAGCATTAATTTCTATTGATTATGACACACCAGTTGCTGGACCAAGAACTTTTGATCCACTAGTAAATCAGTTAATTTTCTTAGTTTTAAAGACACAAAACGCTTTAAGTGCTAGTTCCAGTACCACAGTAACTATTGGAAATGCTACACCATTTACGTGGACAGTATCAACATATGCTGTTGCTCCTCCTCCTCCATCTAATCTTAGCACTTGGTACAGCATTAAAACTAAAAAATATGATGGTTTTTCGATTGGAACTGTTGTACAAATATTGAAAGAAAACGTTGTCAATGAATATGGTGATATTGAAGATAGATTCCCAGGATTCCTTGAATGTGATGGAAGTTCTTATCCAGTCGCACAATATTCTGATTTATGGAACATTATCGGTAATACTTATGGTGGTAATGGAGATTATAATGAGACTACATTAACCTACAGTGGCACATTTAATGTTCCTGATTACAGAAATAAAAGAATATGTGGAATTGGAGCACTAGATGCTAACTTTGGTGGTTCTCCTTTCTTACCTGTTGACACAGGCAGTATTAATCAAGTTGGATCCACTGGAGGATATTGGTATATTGACAGATCTGGCATTGCTGGCCCATTACCTTTAGAACAAGTTTATACTGGAGGAACCGAAAGTCCATTCTTTAGTTTAGGAACAGTCAAAACTATCGGAACCGAGCAACTTACAGGGGAATTGACATTTAATATTACTGGATCAATTAATGCTATTCTTGGTCCAGTTGGAGAAATTAGTGTGAATGTTCCAGCACACGATCACGTTTATTGGTCTTCTACTGTAGAATCTGATTCTGGAGAGCCAGTAATACCATGGGGCACTAGAGCCATGTATGGTTTTAGTGGATCTTCGAGTTCTTATAGTGGTAGAGGAGTTGCTGACTCTGCTGGTCAATCTTCAGTTATTTCTCAGTTTAGAAATATTGCTGGATCTACATTTATTTCTGAGGTACAAAGAACTGGACTGGAATTTGACAGTATACTTCCACTTGATTCTAGTGAAGATATTAAATTTGGTAACTGGTGGGCTAGCCCAATTTCCACACTCCAAAGTCTTGCTGGTGGTAGAATATATGATACTGGATCAGCTGCTGCTAACGATGCTGGTGTTATTGATACGCAAGCATCTACAATGAGAATTTCTCCGTATGCTTCTCCAGGAACATTAAAAACACACTCACACCTCATGAGTCTTGATGCTGCTACTAATCCACAAACAGACTTTACCTATGGTAATGTTAATGGAGTAGGAACAAAATATGCAGGATCTCTTCCAACAGCAAATACTTCTCTAGAAGTTACTTTTAACCAAAGTGAAGTTCTTCTTGAATTAAATCCAGCTACATTTACTTTCAACTCTAGTATCAAACCAATTCCTACTGTAGAATTGCAACCAACTAAAACTGTACCACTCGTAACACCATTCCACAAAGTAAAATATATAATAAAAGCATACTAAAATATTATGACTGTGCAACCATACAGACCTCTCGAATTGATGAGAGATCCAAAGCTGACTAAATTTGAATTAACAGATTTTATCGGTGTCTGGGAAAATTTTGTTCCAGCAAATTTTTGTGATCAACTGATAGAATTTTTTGAGCATACTATTAACAATACTGCAGATTATATTGAACCATCTAGCCCAGTTCCAGAAAAACAAACGGAAGCTTTGGTATTGAACGGTGATGTTCAATATAAAGGTAATTTAAATAGAAAAGATACTTCCATTCTATTAAACTACACCAATGACACTTATAGCTATCAGGTAAATCAATTTTTGAAATCATGTGTTTTACATTACATTGATAATTTTTCTCAATTGAGTAAACTTGCCATGATTTCTTCTGACATCAAATTCCAAAAAACAGAACCAGAAGGTGGATATCATTTATGGCATTATGAAAATGCTGCTCTCGAATATGCTGCCAGAGAATTAACGTGGATGGTTTATTTAAATGATATTCCTGACGGAGAAGGAGAAACTGAATTTTTATATCAGCGTAGAAGAATTAAACCAACCAAAGGAACTGTAGTTATATTCCCTGCTGGAATGACTCACGTACATAAGGGTAATACAATATTCACGACGAATAAATACATTTTGACTGGATGGTATATAAAAACTGCTAGAGTTTAAATATGGAACAACAAATGTTAAAGCCGAATATTGAGATTGATTTTCTCAATAAGTATATTTTTACTCCATCAGACGATTTAACGTCTTCTGTTGCCAGTGTTAAAACCATCGATGAAAATCTATTAGTAAAATTCTTTGATAATATTGATCCATTTTGGCATACTGAAAACGATCAACTACAATATTTCATTCAATATAATAATGGAGAATATTTTTGTCAAAGAAGAAAATTAAAATATGATTTTGCTACTAAAACTAGTTACTGGCAAACATATAACTTAAAAAATATTCCTGCAGATAAAATTAATCAATTAGTTGAAAGAATTGAGGCGTTTGTTATTCTTAATGCCGATGTCAAAAAGTTTTTAGCTATCAATGAAGTTAAAGAAGTTGGTCAAGAATCTCTTTTCTACGAAAGAAGATTGCTTAAAAAGCTTGCTGAAAAAAACTCTATGCTATCAGCATCTGATTGGAGAGTTCTTCCTGACGTAGTTGATACTTATCCTGGTGAAAAAGACATGTGGATGAAGTGGAGAAATACTCTACGTCAAGAAGTAATTCAAAGACCAGAAAATTTTGAAAATCCACTAGAATTTCTAAAGTATCTTTATGATTTAAAATATCCAGTTGATCCAAAACTATATTTTAAAATGTATCCAGAAGGAAAAGATGAAGAAGGAAACGAAGTAGAATATCTTTCAACTCCAGAACAATGGGTTAGATACGATGTTGAAGCATCTACTGACTTCATCACTGCTAACGCTGTTAGAGTATTGAATTACACTAAAGGTTATATCGAAGCTAGAATTAGAGTTAAGAAAAATATTCTTAATGTTCTTAAAGAGTTTGATGTCAGCGACATTTATCCTGAGTATGATATTGATAAATTTGAAGAGGAAACTGCGGAATGATATTAGAAATTGAATTATTACAAGATTATGAAATTCTAACAATCCAAAATCTTTTAAGCACAGCAGCATATAAGCCAGGAAAACTCTCCACTGGAGAAAACACTGACGTTAAAGTATCTGCTGTGGTTGATCAAAATACTTTAGAGTACAAAAAAGTATACGAAATTTTATCTAGAGCAATCTCTAATAATATTACTTTTTCTTCTTTATTATCAACTAAAAAAATAACACCACCTGTCATCGTAAACTACGAAACGGGTGGTTTTTATGATTGGCATATTGATGAAATAGAAATAGGTAGTGTTTTAACTCACTACAGTATGACAATATTTTTAAATAATCCAGATGAATATGGTGGCGGTGAATTAATTTTAATTAGAGATGGTAAAGAAGAACAATACAAATTGCAGGCAGGTAAAGCTTTAATATATTCTACTGGTATGCTACATAAAGTTGCTCCTGTTAAAACAGGAAACAGATTAGTTTCTGTTTCTTGGTTAGAATCATTGATTAAAGATGAATTTGTTAGAAACTGTATATTCAATCTTGGTAAAATCAACAAGGAACTTCTGAACGATAAAGTAGATAGTAACAAGGTATTGAGTTTGGAACAACTTAGAATTAATATGTTGAGGCAGTATGGAAACTTTTAGTAGAGATCAAATT